CTAGGTAGCTTTAAAAGATCCGCCGATTAATAGTCGCCTAGTAATACGGGCTAGATATCGGGGGCATGATCGGGGGCATGGCATGAGCTAGGGCAAGGGATCAAGGCCGGGAGGATAGGCAAGGGATCCGGATCGATAGATCGATGATCCGATCCGGTGATCCGGTAGGCCATGGATCCGGCAAGATCTAAGGGGATCCGATCCGGTTATTTTGGATCCAAATATTTTTTATTTTGATCCTTGCAATTCTGCCGGGATCGCGTATCGTTAGCCATGAGCCGGGATCTAGCTCGGCCGCTTAATAGATAAGGGATCAGATTATGAGCGAGAATAAAGAAGAATTTAACGGGTGGAATAACCGCGAAACATGGGCCGCCGCTTTATATATTCAGAATGATCAAGGGTTAAACGATCAGACTATCGAGAGACTATCGGCCGCATTCGATCGCGGATCGATCGACGGGGAAACCGTTAAAGATCGACGATCCGCCGGGATAGCTCGGGCGGCTAGATCGCTTGAGCCATGGCTCGAGATGCTATTTACCGGTTACGGTTACCGGGAAGAATTCGGGGGAGAATGGCCGCATGAATTGCAAGCCATGGCCGCCGATATCGGATCACTCTATCGAGTGGATCATCGAGAGATCGCCGAGGCATTACTCGAGGATAAGCTCGCCGCATTCGATGGGGAGGCCGCCGCATGATTACGATCCGCCGCATTCTAGGATCGCCGGTATATCGTCGCCGGTGGGCCTACCTACTCGCCGGGATAGCTACCGCCGCCGGGATCATCTACCTATCGGGCCGGATCTGGTGGGTAGGCTCGGGGTATTGTTTCGGATCCATGGCCGAGTGCATGGGGCCGCTACTATGAGCGGCGAGGGCTCGAGCTTACGCCTCTCGGTGGTGATCTATTACCCGGCCGCCGAGATACCTAACGAGGATCTAGCTCGCCGCCTTAAGGGGCTCGAGTGGTGGATCGATACCCGGGAGAATATACCCGGCCGCAAGGATTAGGGCCGCCGGCCCGGTGGGGCCTCGAGATAGCTCGGGGCCTTGCCGGGTGGTTACCGTAACCGCCGCAATACTTAACCGATAAGGATCAGACATGACTATAACACGCGATCAATTCGAGACTATCGCCGAGGCTAACGGGGTGGGAGATATCGCCCGATCATTACTCGATAGCGGCAGACTCGAGATCATAGGGGTATCAGATAACGGGCCCCGATCATTAGCTACCATCGCCGGCGAGATCATGGGCTCACCATGGTATCGATCTAATAGCTCGATCTATGCTCGAGATTATGTCGAGGCCATGTCTCGATGCAATAAGATCACCGATCAATATTTCGCCGATACCGCCGAGAGTGTTGTCCGGTACGCCTTAGCTAATCTCACTACATGGCGAGGGGATCAAGCTCGAGCGATTAAGGCCGAGCTTAAGGATCTACTTAAGGGGGTTAAGTAACATGGGAATTAACCTAGCTACCGATCTAGCGATCGATCCATCTATCGCATTAGAAACCGCGATCACCATTCAACTACGCCATAACCATTATCCGCCGGTACCGGTAACGATGGTAACGCCATGCATTCGAGCGATCGAGGCATGTAACGAGGGAGATAACGATCGCCGGATCGAGCTACCGAGTGGCGTTAAGTGGCGAGATCAGATAACCGCCCCGGCTCATGCGATCGTCGAGTCTCACCATCTATGGCCATGGGTTAACGAGGATCAAGAATGAGGCCCGGGATCCGGGATCGATGGAGATTAACTATCGAGATCGATACTTTCGATGGAGATCCTAGATATTGGGATTGGTCTAAGCTTATCGGCGATCCGATCAAGGTTACCGATAGCTCATTCGTCGAGCGTGTATTGGAGGATAAATAAATGCCGCTTATGCCGCTTAACGATTATCTATCGGGCAAGGTAACCCCGATCTGCATCGAGTGCGATAAAGAATTATCGCCCGATGAGCTAGGTTATGGCCACGATTGCGAGGCCGCCTAATGGAATGCCTACAATTACACGAGGCCATGATCCCATGCTCACGCTTACACGATAGCGATATAACGATTTGTTATCTTACCTATTGTCTAGATTGTGGCAAGGATATAGCTCGAGATTGTGAGGCCGCTTAGCCGATAGTGTGATGGTGGGGCCCGGGGTCTAGATCCTCCGGGCCTTGCCATGGTGGGATCGGCTCACCTATTTACCCCCATGAGAGGATCAGATTATGGGATCATTAATTCAGACACGAGAGAGGGATCCGCTTAAGGATCCGGGCAAGATATCGGCGATTGATATCGCGTTCGCAAGATCGGCCGCGGCCGATAGCTTTAAAGAATATGGGCTCGGGGTACCGAGCTATATTATCCGTCCATCTAGTACCGAGAAATTGGGGCTCGATGTACCCGGCTTTAACGCTATCGCCGGCCTTACACTTACCCCGGCCACGATGGGGCCGGCCACTACATGTCAATTTTTTAAACATTGCCAAGCCTTATGTGTATTAACGCATGGCCGGGGATCATTCGATAGTGTGATCCGGGCAAGATCGGCAAGGGTTAAGCTATTGATGGATCAACCCGAGGCCGCCGCTATCCTATTAGCTCATGATGTAGATCGATTCGCTCGATCATGGGATCGATGGGGCCTCCGATTAAATGTAGCCTCCGATCTAGCATGGGAGAAGGTATCGCCATGGCTTATCGATCGAGCTATCGCCGGGGGTGGGGTGATCTACGATTACACCAAGCGATGGGATCGAGATCCCGAGCCTATGCCGGGGTATCGATTGACCTTTTCTGCCGCCGGCCATTCGATCGATCAGATTAAGGATCGAGTATCTTCCGGAGGTAATGTCGCCATGGTTCTACCCGTAGCTAAGGGATCTCCGGTACCTAATACCTTGCATGGCCTCCGGGTTATCGATGGAGATATCCACGATCTCCGGGCATTAGATCCGAGTGGGGTTATCGTGGCCTTACGGGCCAAGGGTAAGGCTATCAACACCATAGGATCCAAGCTTATCTACCCGATCGGGGTGGCCTCATGACTTATGGATGCGGATCTTATACATGCGTTAGCTGCTATCCATTCACCTATGCATGCGAGTGTGGATATAGGTACCCGGATCCGATCCCTAACGGGCAAGAGATCCCCGAGTGTGATCATGAGGGGGTAGATCTATGAAACCGGGATCTATTGATGAGCTATTAACCGCCATATATGAGGATAATTATTCTCACTTTGAGTTCATGGAGAATATGGGGGGTGGAGATTGCGATTGCAACTTACACCAAACCATGGCCACGATCATGAAATATGGGGGTGAGTAATGCCTACCGCTGCACTATTCTTTCTTACATTCTTCACGCTACCATTAGGAATGAGTGAAGGCCAACCATTACTTATCATGATCCCGATAATCGCGTGGATCCTATCGATAGCTATAAGGGGATAACATGAAACCTAATATCATCATCGCAATAGTCTCTCTCGGGGCCGGCCTAGTGCTGGCCCCGGGGGATCTAACACCGGCGATCATTCAACCGATCACCATTACCGAGAGGATCGAGGTACCGGTATCTCATGATCCTACTCTCGAGGATCTTCCTTTAGCGTGGCAGAAGCTCGCCAAGTGTGAGTCCTCGGGTCGACTGAATGCCGTAAGCGGCAAGCGTGGCCAGTTCCAAGGGCTATTCCAAATTGAATACCCTCGAACATGGGTAGCACATGGTGGATCGATGACCGTACCGCCGAAAGCGGCATCCATGATGGAGCAATTCTGGGTAGCACTACACATCTATGTTGATCGTGGCTCTAAGCCATGGCCATATTGTGGAAAGTTCTTGAAGGAAGAATATGGTAAGTAATGCCGACAGCGGCATGCTAGAATAATCTTAGTGGATCTGATCCTCCACTCGGTCAATAGCCCTCGAGTCTTCGGACTTGGGGGCTATTGTTATTTGTTATCTGTCTTGTAGAAACCCGGGCCGTTAAAGATGACAGCGTTGGCAGACCACACTCGTGCCATCTGATTACCACAATCACAACGAGGAACTGATTCCTCTTCAGTCATCTTGCGTTCAATGGTGACAGCGATGCCACACTTACTACAACTGTATTCGTATGTAGCCATTAGTTGTTATAGCTTCCTCTATATTTTCTTAACTTATCTTCAGGTACACAATAAATCTCTGGTCGTTTCCAGTCTGGCTTATCGAGGAACTCTGGCACCATGGCATCAGCACCCCACATCCAACCCATGATCTCGTAGTTAGGCATGCCACCTCGTACCAACACGAACTTAGTTTGCGGATCAGCTCCGGGTCTAACCAGTAAGCGACCCTTCTCGTGCTTAGTAAACTTAACATCTATATTCGGCTCAATATCTACGCCGCCTTGGCCGAAGGCTCCACCCCAGTACACACCAAGGTTCTTTGCTACTGCTATCTCTGCACCACATCCATCTACATCAAGCAAAATGCGTTGCCATGGATCAAGATCAGCAAGGCCACGCATCTGTTGGTTCTTCATCGTAGATACATATCGTTCAATCGCCGTATTAACTGCAAGTACAACCTCGTATCTTTCGAGAGTTATCTTTAAGCCCACGGACTTGGCCCTCCAAGATTGTCAATGATCTTGCGAAGGGCTACTTGAATCCTTCGATCAATGGTCGAGTCGGATACATTCCATGCAACTGCAATGTCGGACAGGATCAACGGATCCTTACCGTACCTCTGCTCCAGTAGTAACTGTTCATCATCAGTAATCAATTCATATGCAGCTCGTACATCTATGACCATGCCCAACACATTGCCACCCTCGCTTGGTACCGGTGGCTTGCGTGGAGTACCGTCATCTATCTGATTAACCAGTACTGCACCTTGTGTCTCGAACTGCAGGGCTACCGGCAACAGCGTGGCTATGAGTGCTGTGTCGTAGAAGAACTCATCACCCATCTGATAGCCAAGTTTGGCTGCCTTCTCCTTACGAGCAATCTTTTCTATATGCCTACGGAATCGAGCCATGAGTTTTCGTGCAACCCACTTCGTCTCATCCTTCGAGACTGTATATGCAGCCTCTATATCTGTTAAGAGTTGAGGTCTTTGTAGCACATAGATCTGTAGCTCTTGGACTAGATCTTCCAGATCTACATAGCCCGAGAACCTACGGTGGATGGCGTGAGCCGATGCCCGTACTAGATCTTGTACATGTTCCTCAGCTCTAGACATCTTCTCCCCATTGGTCATCCTCTATTTCAATTATCGCATCCATAATGAAGCGTGTCACAAAGTACAAGGATGTAATTACAAGAAGTGGAATCAAAAAAAATGTAGCCTTCTTCATGCCTTATTCTCCGGCCACTTGCCTCGTTGTACCATCATGGCAATGATGCAATAGTTGGCTAGATCTTTGAATGAATCCTCAATGGATTCGTGCTGAGGTGTATTGCCTGAGTCCAGTAAGTTCTTCAAGCGTTCCCACTTGTCACCCATACGAACCATCAGTCCGTTGAGTGGGCCACCATAGGCATTGTTGATATTGCCCGGGCCATAGTCTCGTTGCTTGGAGATCAGTAGATTGCCAAGCTCATCGATAATATCCCATGAGTCAGTAATAAACTTATCCATCATCGGGTCTCTGGTAACTGCACCCGGATCCATAGGCCCGAAGGTGTTTGCTTTATCTCTAGGACTTGGATGCCTAATGATTCTATTGAATTCCTCATTAACTCCATGTCGCTCATACTCACTCATTTATCCCTAACCTTTTCCGTAGTCCTTCGAGTCCTTCATCCATTACAACAGAGTTCACATCGCTACCCGGTGGCAACGAGATTAGTTCTGCATGTTCTACCTCTTGCAATACTTTCTCTGCAAGTTCCATACCCGGGTTAGACCCGTCCTTCTTATCATCGTTATCTGCTAGTACTAAGACTCGCTTGTATCCTCCGAAGAGTCTGTTGAAGTGTGGTCTCCACGCCTTCGCTCCCGGTACCCCGACACTTGGCACGATCTGACTTGCAATAACAGTATCGAGTTCTCCTTCGCAGATAGCGACCGTATCTCCTGACAACTGCAGATCCACCGCATTGAAGAGTCGAGCTGGCTGGTGCATGGGTGCCATGTATCTTGGCCCCGGTAACTCATCCACCCTACGAAACTTAAAGCCAGCAACCCCATGAACAACACGGTATGGGATAGAAAGCCATCCAATAAACTGTGCATGTGCAGGATCACAATCTACTGGCACGGTTCCGAGAAGGTGAGCGTTTGCCAACTCCTTGCTGAACCCTCGTCCGTGAAGATAAGAGGCTGTCCTTTCGTCTATCTTTTGATTGTATGTCGATGCCAGATCCTTTAGCAATGTCAATCGCTCGTTCGATAGCAACACGAAATTCAACTCCTTCTCTCCACATTAGTAATGTATATGCATCTCCACCTATGCCACATGTGTGGCAATAGTAGAGTCCTGCTTTATCTCCATCGGTACTCATGACTGCTGATCTGTGTGCATCCTGATGGAAGCAACACTTAACCGGCTTCGAGTACCCGTCTCTTACTTCTCCCCCGTAGTGACGGATAACTGCACGGAGAAGGTCAGCATCGGCCGCCATTAGAAACGCTGTGCTGTCTTCTTAACTCTCTGATTCTTTTTGAGTGCAGCTAAGTCACGCATGTACTGCTCGTGAGCTGCGATCTCCAATCGCATGCGGCGATCTTCTAGTCGTGCCAGTACATGGTAGTAAAAGCTTTCAGCAAAGTAATACAGGGCTACACCTGCTGTTACTGTGAGTAGATTGCTTAATGTATTCATTCTATTACCTCCATAAATGTGTCGAGTTCCAGTATTACAAATGCTTTACCAACGCCATGCTGTCTTCGTTTAGCAATGACGATAGGTATCGCTGGCCCTGATGACTTGCGTTTCTTAATCCAGTTCTGTGCTTCCAGTACTGCTTCCTTCATCCATTGTCCGGGTAAGAAACCTTTAGTGTTCTTTGCTTCAACGACATAGAACTTCTTGTCCTTGAAGAACCATAGGTCTCCCTCGTCATTGGTTCCGCTGAGTCGTAAGCGTTCTGCTACGAGTTCCTTGTCTCTGAAGTACTCGACAAGTTCTACTTCCCATCCAGAACCCTTGCGTTTATTAGCCCTTGATTGCTTCGAGTCCAACGAAGTTCACCCCCGGTCTTACATCTGCTCGACCCTGTGCATCTTGATCTGCTATCTGTACTCTCGATGGATCGATAAGCAAGGTTGCATACTGTGATGCATCGGCTGAGTGTTCACCGAATCTATTCTTAACTGCAGCAACTCTGAACTGTCCATACTCCGGATCCATTGCGATGGATAAGATCATGGACGGAAGCTGAGATGCCTTGCCAAGTATTGCCCTTCGTGGTGCAGGAAACTTTGGATCTCCAGTACCAGCTTCTGACATGTGAGTGAGTGCAAGTACACAAGCACCAGTCTTACGAGCCACATGGTGCAGCTCTGACATGATGGCACGGATACCCGACCACTCTTCACCTGCTACCGAGATACAGTTCATTAGGTTATCTACAACAATCAATGCAGGTGCCATGCCATAGACCTCGCCATAAGCGAGGATCTCCAGTTCAATAGCATCAATGTCCGGCGATGGATCAAACACCCACTTAATATGGGATGCCTTCTCTGCCAACAAGATGTCAAAGTAATGAGGATCTGCATCTAAGTATGTCTCTACTTGGTGCTGTGCTAATCCAGTCAGACCTGCAACTGTACGAAACATTTGCGTGATGGGGTCGGTATCCGCCGAGAAGTAAAGAGTAGGAACCCCTGACCTCAAGGCGTATACCAACGCCATCAAGCTCTTACCTGAGTTCGGTTGTCCTGCGATAAGACACAACTGTGACTGACGGAATCGCATAGACATCCGCTTCATGCCCTCCCATGTATCAGGTAAAGGCTTAGCAGAAGAGTTGGTGCTATGTACTGCTTGTAATAAGTTAAGCACTTTGCGACCACCTCTCGTTAATCTTTATATCAAATTGTTTTCGTATCTTGTGTCTATCTGCAGCGGTTGAACCACCCCAGTAGTAATACCTTTCATTGTGGATAGCCCAGTTAAAACAATCCTTTAGTAACGGGCATCCATTGCATGCTTTGAATAAGATCTCATCGTATTCATGAGTCAGATCATCACAATAAAAATCATTTCCGATTGTCGAGCATGGCTCGCTTCCGGTGTAAGCCGGATACTGTGGATCAGCACCCGGCTCCACCAGCTTGGCTAAGAAGCGTTGGCTCTGAAGTCGCATTGCGAGCCCTGTGGACGAGAGCAAGCATAGAAGGCACGGTATGGCTTCTGTGTTGACTTCGATATTCCGGCAGGTACAAGCTTTGCTGATTCTCCATGCTTACATACGGGCCCACCTGTTGGTGCTGCTGCAGGTGGTGGTGTACCCCAAGCATCTGCTGGTGGAGTAATTACTTGTGCATTGAATGACTGTGCAATCTGATTGGTAGTCATTGGTTGTGATGCTGGTGCTGATGCAAACGCAGCAGCCATTGCTTGAAGCAACTGCTCTGCACCTGATGCATCGAGTGCTTCGTTCAACTTACCTGCAAATCCCTGATATGAGGCATCTGCAATTACGAAGATAGTTCCATCAGGAGTCTTCGTTGATACTTGAAAGCCGAGTTCGGCCATCTTATTCACCCTTCGCTAGTTTGATATTGAGTCGAGTCGATTCTTTGCCCGGCTCTTTCTTTGGGATAAAGCCGAGAAGTTTCTCGACTTCCTTTTCATCTATAGATTGACGACCAGCGACTGTAGTCCAGCTAAGTTCCACGCCGCTGGCCGTCCTACCTATAATTCCTTCAAAGGTGGTTCGTAATGAATCACGCTTCTCAGTTAGTGCATCGATCTGCTCACCTAATTGCAAGAATAGAAGAGCATTTGAGTCCACCTCCGGATCATCGATGATGATCTCCGAAGGCTTAATAAGTTCTTTTTTTATACCAACGCATCCTAACTCACCAGATGAGTCGTAGTACTTGCAGTAGAACTTACAGTAACTGGCATCCTTCTCCGGATCAGGTGCAATAGATGACTTCTTAATCTCTTCCAACCAAGCTAACGCTTCTTCTCCGATTGAAGGATCATAAGCTTCTGAGTGGATCTTCACATCCCTCTCATCACCATCTCTTGCGATTGCTACCAAGTTAACCGTCTTAGGATTCCCCAATCCTGACTTCTCAAGTAGGTAGCCATATGTCTGAACTTGCCAGCGTTGCTGCTTCGATGGGAAGTAGGCAAGGTTCTTTACCTTGCTTGTCTTCCAATCAACTACAGCACCAGTTTCGGGAATCCATAAATCGATATGAGCTTTCATACCGTTGTATTCCACTTCGCTTTCAACAACATACTTCTCACCCGAAGGATCAGCAAGAGCCAATGCTTCCTCGATGGTCGCATGGATTGCAGTTCCCATAATCGCTGCGAGTTTGAGTTCGTTGTCATTGGTTTCGACCTGAGCGTTCAGGCGATACCAAACCTTTCTGCGGCAGCCACCAAGTTCTGATGGGCCTACCTGTGTCTGTACTGAGCGAGAGCGAGTAGCATCCTTGGCTCGTAGTACTTCAATAAGAAGTTCCTTTGGATCAATCATTTGCTTCTCTCTTCTCTTGTTCCTTCTGTACAGTAGACCAGAACAATGCATAATAATCTAGGTCGTACTGAATAGTTTTCATGTGTGTAACGATTGCACCAGTATGTGCATAAGCTTGGATACCTGCCTCTTTCAGGCGGTTGAAGAAGATAATATCCTCTCCGATAAATTTATCCAAACTCATATCAACTTCATGGAAGAAGCTCTTATCAGGATGCTTCTCTCTCATCTTAGGAATGATTGACTTGTGCATGAGTAGACAACCAAACCCTGCTGAATCAATCTCAATTACTTGAGACTCAGGTAGTGGGTGGATAAACTCAATCTCATACTCACTTCGTCCATCGTAGAAGATTGCTGGCATAGGTACTGGCAATGAACCTGCATGATCTTTCCATACGAAGTAGACACCTGATACAACAGGTCTTGATACCTTGTCTGCTGTCTCCCATAGAAGCTTAAGTACTTCCTTGGTCATGACTACATCTGAGTCAACCCATAGCAGCCAGTCTGTCTTGGCTTGGTCAGCCCATAGGTTGAACAACTCCATGCGTTGGCGAGAGATCTGATTACCCTTAACTCTCATTGCGTTGTTGATTGGTACACCAACTGTGTGTGCCATCAATGTTGTGTATACAAGTCCTTCTGTGAACTTGCCATCGGTGACACCGTTATCACACCAAGCTAGTGATAGTGTCTCTTTACTGCTGTGTGGCATTGGTTAACCCTTCTATGTAATCCTTTGCAAGATCGTAGATACCAGCTTTGTCTTGTCCTTCTGGTCTCCAGAGAATCAAGACTCCGGGTAGTGTTAAATTCTTTTCTTCGGGTAGTGGAATCAATCTAATGAATGACTCCGCAATCAGTCCATTCTCGTGCATCCAGTCAACCAAGTCAACCTTTGCTTTAGAGTATTTATCTGACTCATGGGCATGATCCCACCACACGGTGGCCCCACCGTTGATGTTGTACAAGAACCCCATAGTCCATGGATGTGGACGGAATGACTTGTCCGAGAACTCAGCCATCTGTGCATAGATGGTTTCAACTTCTACTAACTTCGTCATGGCTTAATTGTGACACCTTCCACCGACATCATTCGTGCATTTCCTAATCACGGGTGTGTCGTGCTATTGTCCGCCTACCTCGTAAGAGGTGGGGCAGAAACTTCAAGGCGACACTATACGGTGTAGCACCCAACCACCATAAGTTTTTTATGGGGGGTAGGGGGGCATTTCTTAAAGCTCTTCTGCCGGTGTAGTTTTAGGCAACAAAAAAGAGGGCCCCGGTTAAGGGGCCCATCTAGTTTGCAGACTTGGTTAGTCTAGATCTTCAACATCTTCTGGCTCTGTGAATAGAGCTGCTACTGTCTTTCCGTTCTCAACCTTCTGAGCTGTGAATGAAAGACCTGTTGCTGCTGCAATTACACCGAGAACCAATTCGACTGGTAGATCAGGTACATAGACAATCACTAATGCAACGATTGCCTGAATGACTCCTGCCCATGCGGCAGGTGCTTTACCGAACTTCATATTATCTCCTTATGATTTGAAGACTGGCTTACCAAAACCAACAACAGTCACGGCTTGTGACTTGCGTAGCTTGGATCCATTCTTCTTCTTATAGGCACGAATCTTTAGGCATACCTGCCCACCGTTTCGCTGATCGCCCTTTTTATCTGGGGCGGTATTGCCCTCGATGCAAGTCACGGTTCCATCGCCATTGTCTTTCACAACAATGCCGACATGTGAGATGCGGTCTACCCCATCGTTGGGGAAGTCGAAGAACACAATGTCGCCGGGTAGAGGAATTGCTTCCTCAGCCTTCTCCCATTGCCCCTTCTTCATAAACGCAGTTGCACCGGCAACTGTTGATACGCAGTTAGGGATCTTCAATGCTACCTCGTTGGCACACCACATAACGAAAGAGCCACACCATGGCAAGAAGTTTGCCTTAGTGAAAGCTCCGTACTTAGTTTCGTTATCCTTTGGCCCTTCGATAACATCGAGTTCACCCTTGGCTACTGCGATAAAGTCTAAACGCTGGCCCATTATTCACTCGCTTTCTTGTCAACCTTAGCAAAGGCTTCATTGATTTCTTCTGCTGATAGGTGTCCATCCTGTAGATAGAAACGAGCAAGAGCCTCAAGGACTCGGGCTGCACCCAAGGCACCAGCAAGAGTTGCTGCTTGCCAGACTTCGATGCCAACAAGTGAGCCAGCACCAATCACTCCGAGAGCTTCTGCTGCAATGACAGCGAAGATTCTCATCATTACATTTTTCAATGTATCCATTACTTATTTTCTTTCTTGATTGTGTTACGGGTTGCATCGATCATGATTGCGATAGCAATGGCATATGTGACGATGGTTCTAGCACTACCCTCAAGGACTACCCATGCTACGAACATGCCGAGCAAGGTGTAGGTCTGATCGAGGATTGCATTGATGAACTTTTTAATCATAGGTTCCTCCTATAGGCGGCTGCAGCTGCGGCTCCTGCCGCTGCTTGGGTTGCGATGTTGCCAGCGATAACCGCTGCAACGATGACATCCTCTGCTTGCTCTCTTACTTCAGGTGCCATATCGGCACCGACATTGGCCAAGGCCATGAGAGCTTGACTTGGATCTGTAAAGATTGCGGCTACTAGATCTGCTGGATTACCCAACACTTCTAGAGCAATGACTACTTCTGCTGTAAGGATCACACCGTTCTCAAGTTGAACTGGTGTTTCTGGATCCAATGATTCTAAGTTCGTGTCTTCCGTGATTACTACCACTTCGGGTGTAACATTTTCCTCATGAGTATTTGGTTGAGGTTCAGGAAGGACTGGAGCTTCAGGTTCTGGTACCGGTGCTGGCTCAACTTCAGGGGCTGGCTCAGCTGGAACTGGTTCCTCCATAGCTGGAGGTTCTGGCTCTGGAGCAGGGTCGGCCGGTAATGGCGGAGGCTCAGCAGGTTCCGGTGCTGGATCGGGAATTGGTTCGGGTGCTGGAGCTTCTGGTTCAGGCTCTGGAGCAGGTGGTTCGGGTAACGGCTCTGGAGATGGAGCAGGTTCGGGAGCAGGTGCTGGAGCTGGCTCTGGCTGTGGGGCTGGTTGAGGTTCCGGCTGAGGGGCCGGTGTTGGCTGTGGTTCCGGACTTGGTTGAGGTTGAGGCTCAGGTTGAGGTGCTGGAGCCGGGGATGGCTCAGGTGTCACGGGAACAGGTGCAGGTTCAGGTGTCGGCTCAGGAGTTACCGGAGTCGGAGTTGGTTCAGGTTCAGTTGCCGGGGTGGTAACTGGTGTACCGTTGGTGCTACCGGAAGGGGTAGAAGATGTCGGTTGATCTGTTGACGGAGCAGTTGAAGTCTCAGTTGTTGGAGTTACAGTTTCGTTTGTACTCGGAGCAACAGTTGATGTTGAAGTATCGGGAGCAGTTGTTGCTGTTGGAGTCTCTACCGGAGTGGGCTGACTTGAAGCTGTCTCGCTTGGAGACGGACTTGGTGAAGGTTCAGGACTCGCTTGCACGGTTGAAGTTTCTTGAGGTTGAGGCGAGGTCTCTGGAGTCGGCTCTACTGTCGGACTAGGAGTTGGTGATGGAGATTCTGCAGGGGCTGCTGTTGGCTCTGGTGTTGGTGTCGGCGATACGCCGTTATAGTAGCCCAAAGAAGGATCGGCGAGATTATCGCTGACATAAATGTTAAACCCTTGGGCATATCCACCTTCGCAGAATAAGCGAGGGATGTATCCCTTGTCTGCAAAGAACTGAACGCTATTATCCCAACCAATCTGGAATGATTGTTGGGTTCCATCTGACTTACCGCATGTAACTGTTGCATTGGCTTGAACTGCATTAGCTTGTGGCACCATCCAGAAGGATGTACCCATAACTATAAATACTACTGATACTAAGTTGTAAACCTTTTTCTTATCCATACTTGGGGGCCAGTCCTTATCAAGTCGATGTTGTCTTTCATGAGGGTGACAAACAGATCAATAGATGGCTTAGGTCTTAGATGCATAGGCAATTCATCGCCCCATTCGTAATCATCAAATGCCATGATTCCGCCGGGCTTTAACGCTTTCCAAGATAGTGAAGCATCTTTGAATACTGCATCAGCAGTATGATCTCCGTCAATGTAGATGAAATCAAAGACTTCTTTTTCATCTGCAGTAATTAAATAATCTTGACTCATCATCTTAACCTTGATGATATTTGGGTAGTCTCCTACCTTAGAGTCGTAAACCTTTTCTACATTAGAGAAGTCCATCTCATGATGGGCTACTTCGTCAGACCCTTGCCAAGTATCAACATCCGTAAGGGTGGAGCTTGGGTGGGTGAGTATGTTATTGACTAGCCATAGACTTGCATCACCTGTGAAAGCACCTATCTGCAAGAAGGCAAGGTTCTCTTTACCTTTGAATTCAGCTAAGAGATCTTTGAAGTATCCCTCTGCCCAGATTGAAAACCAGTTAGGGTAATTACTTTCGCTTGGCTGTAACGATGTCATAGATTAAGTCTACCTTTATTTGCAGAGCATTGACCTGATCTTTGATACTCGACCCACCATTGGTCTTAAGTTCTTTAAGGTAGTGGATAACCATCCATCGAATACCGGTGGCAAAGCCAGCGATGATCGCAAAGATAGATACTACAAATGCTGCCCAGTCCATTGCCGACATTAAACTACCGTTCTCATAGTGATTGTAATGATTCCGCCAAAGTTGTCATCGTTGTAAGACGATGGTGTTGAACGGCTAAAAGCAATTTCTTCAATGACTGCATCGAAGTTTTCTAGTGAGTTGAAGTCCTGCACAAGTACCGTTGCACCCAATGATTCGATCTGCTCAAGGGCAGATAGGCGTAGTCTTGCACCTTCCTTAACGCCAAACTTCATGTTACGGCGATCAGTCTCAAAGTCATAGCACATCAATGGTAGCTGGATCAGACGAGAACGGGTAGGGCTAGGGATAGCCTTAATGGCGTATCCCTTTAGGACACCACCCTTGGTGTTATCTGTTGTTGATTTGTACAGTACGAAAGTAATCTGTCCGTTGACCTGAGTGGTTGAGTATGCACTTTCAAGTCCGAAGTCTGCGTTGTATGCATTGTTCTGAGTAAGGGTAGCAATCTGTGTACGACCTTCATTGGAATCTGCATAGACTTCGATATTACCTGCAAGGGTATCGGTCTCTACACGAACACGCTTCCATGCCTTCTTCTCAAGAGTACCCCAGTTGACGATACCGGTAGTAAGAGTTCCTTCATCTACTAGATCAGTAGCATGCTGTAGCCATACACCAGATGCAGAGATACCCATGAACAACTGTGCTGTTGATGGGAAGAAACCAAGTGAGTTAACTGCACCAGTAGTTCCTGATGCTGATATATCTGTGGCATATGGATATGAACCATCATCAAGTAATGATCCAAGATAGATGCGGTATGTACCAGATGCACCAGCTACACCAGCCTTAACGCCAGCCCAGATGTAAGAGTCACGAGCTGCAAAGCAAGTGACTGGATCTGTAGTTGTAAATACAAGTGGGCCATAGACGATGGTTGCATCGTCAGCGATGGCTGCAATACGAACGCCTCGGCTAGTGCCGATGGCTAAGAATGTTCCGAGGTATCCAAAGATTGCATGGACTACCTCACCACGAGGGATGTCTGCTACTGATACTGCTGCACCCAAGGCACCTGTGTTATCTGGCTGGATACGGAAGATTGCAGACTTATCTCCGGCATAACCAGAGACATAGATAGCACCACGGCCTTCTGCAATATCAGACCAACGCCAACCGATAGGCACGGTAGTGGTATTGGCTACAGCAGTAACGGTTGAAAGGTTAGTAGATGTTCCATGGCTTGCAAATGTAAGCTCGTATACAGCAGCGATTGGTGTAGTACCAGTTACATAACTAATACCAAGCATGAAACGGTTCTTTACATACTTGATAGTTGCTGATGTAGCGTTGGCTGTATTGATTGTGTAGTGGTCATGAAGAGTAGGGCTTGCTGCAGTTAGATCATAATCATAGATCTTTGTGGCAGTAACCAAGACTAGAGATGTTCCATCTGTTTCAGCTGCAAGAATCTCAGAAGATAGGGTTGATCCAAGGACTAAAGTTGTAGATGTTCCGCTTGCTGTAACCTTTGCTACACGGACTGCTGACCCACCAGCTGCTGCACAATCGATGGCAATTACATAGTCCACTCCAGAGATAGTCGCTGGAAGTGCAAGTGTCTTGTTGCTTGTAGATCCAGATGATGGATAAAGTTTAGTTGTCTTTTTAAGCAGAGAGATCTGGCCCGGTGTCCATGGGTCAATGCCTGATCCTGTGTAATAGCGGAAGCGTAATTGTTCTGTGTTACCTTCTAGTGCTTCCTGAAACTGGATGCCTTGTCCTAAGTGGAATGATGTCTGGCTTCGTACCCAGAGACCTGAGTCGAGAGTCTGCTCACCCGGTTCACGAGCCTGATCCACACGCTCATACTTCCATCGTGCAGTAGATCTACGATATGGAGTTTCATCTGTAATGTTGTAGATGAATGGCAGACCTGCAATAGCCACATCGAAAGAGTATGTATTTGGATCGTAGTACTGAGAGCTTCGACCGGTAAGGTCGAGGATGACTGTCTCTGTAATGTCTGGTGACTTTGAGAACTTTAGTACCACTATGACTCCTTATTGTTGGCATAAAAATATGAGCAGTTTTAAGCCATGCTCAGGGCTATAGAACTATTTATTCTGTTGGAACTTCAACCCAAGAGGTTGTGTCTTCATCCCATGTGTATTGCTTATCATCTGCTGGAGCAGGAACAGGTGCTTCCCATAGATAAGATGTTGTATTAAGAATCCAAGATGGGTATGGCTGCGGTGCTGCAAACCCTATGCCATCAAATGTATATCCAATACCTGCATAGTTTTTATGAATAGGAAGTTTACCACCAGAGTGAACACCACCTTTAGTATTGTAAGAAGTTTGAACCCATTCGCCACCAAGATTCTGTTCACACCAGTCTGGCCCATCAGCAACAATTACCTGTGTGACAATTCCATCTTCTACTTTTGCATAATGAGCCATTTATTTGTCCTTATCTTCTCCGTAAAGAATTGCTGTATTTAGCAATTTAACTTCACGCTTAGTTACGATTCCGCCTTTTTCATCAAGCTGAGATTTAGCAGTTGCTTCATCATCAGCAATAATATGAACTAACATGGTTACTTCATAGCTAAAACATTGCGTTTGCTTAGACTCTTTAATCTTAGTTACTGTCATAATATCTCCTTAGTTAGACTGGGTATCGTACGATAACTATACCTGAACCACCATTACCGCCTAGTGCCTTATCTCCACCAGCACCGCCGCCGCCGCCGCCTGTGTTAGGTAATCCACTAACTCCAATCGCTGCAGGGTCGCTACCAGTTCCTTCATTGTCTGCTGAGCCAGCACCGCCGCCGCCATTACCGCCTGCTCCACCATAAGAAGTTACGCCGCTAACTTTTTGTGCAGAACCTCCACCACCGCCAGCAAAATAGTAAGTTCCACCAACTAAATGACCAGCACCTGTAGTTGCACCGCCAGATATTGAGGTAGATGCACCTGCTCCACCTGCACCACCTGTATATGTATTTGCAGCATTTTGACCTACTGCGGAGGCTCCGCCTCCACCACCACTAGCCCAGTTACCGCTACCGCTAGTTCCAGAACCACCTGCATAACCTTCAACAGGTGAATAACCACCAGCGTTTCCTGAACCACCAGCGGATCCATTGTACATAGCACCGCCACCAGAACCACCAGAAGCAGCAGTACTTGAACTTTCAGCAGCACCTGCACCGCCGCCAGTAGCTGTAATAGTTGAAAATCCTGAACCAGAAAAAGATGAATTGCCTCCGTTGTCACTACGATTGCTGTCAGGATATGCTGCTGCACCACCGCCACCAATGGCAACTGTATATGCAGTTGCCGAGGTTACGGCACGAGATGTTATGGCTCGATAACCACCTGCACCTCCACCTCCACCGCCAGTTCCCATACTACCTCCACCGCCACCTGCAACAACTAAAATGTCAGCAGTTAAATTAGCAGTAGGAGTAAATGTTCCTGATGAATTAAACACATGATAGAAGTAAGTTCCATCTGTGTTTATTGCACCACCAGTTGCCTTAGCAGCAGTATATGAAGTTTGAAAATTACCACTAGCATTAAATGTGTGGATCGTATTTCCTCCTGATGAGGTTACAATTCCACCCATTGCTTGTTGCGAGCCTGAGTAGCGAGCAATAACAATTCCTGAGCCACCATTTTTGCCTAGATTTCCGGGCCCAGCAACTCCACCAGATTGTGCAGCTCCACCGCCACCACCTCCAGTATTTGCAGTTGCGTTTGTTGCAACGCTTCCGTCATAAGTTCCACCAGTTCCGCCACCGCCTGAACCGCCGGATCCTCCAGAACCACCAGAGTAAGAACCTCCACCGCCTCCACCTGCGTAAGTTACAGATGAACCTGAAATCGAGTTTGCAGTTCCTGCTCCACCAGCACCACCAGCGGCACTAGAAGTTCCAGTACCAGCAGCACTTGCACCACCACCGCCTGTTGCTCCATCGCCACCAGTTTTTGCTCCACCATTATTTCCCTGTGATGGAGAAGTTGAAGG